ATTCTATACAGACCTTGGCGATGCCATGCAACGCTTTGCCTGTATTCCAACCTATGCTTCAGATGCATTCTTTAAGCAGCAGGAAAAGGTTAGAGCCTGTATGACCACTAGAAATCCACTAGATAGCATCAGACGCTTTGATGAAACGTTTGTGCCAGACCCAGACAAGACCTACTTTGTTCATGCTGACCTTGCACAGCGACACGACAAATGTGCTGTTGCTATTGCTCACGTAGAAAAGTGGGTGTCTGTTCAGGTAATTAAAGATTATGAGCAAGTAGTCCCAGTAGTTGTAGTAGACGCTGTAGCATGGTGGGAGCCTCGTAGAGAGGGTCCTGTAAACCTATCAGAGGTTAAACAGTGGATTCAAAACCTACGGAGACTGGGATTTAACATTGGCTTAGTATCTTTTGACCGATGGAACTCCTTCGATATCCAAAATGAACTTAAGTCTGTTGGAATTAGAACTGATACTGTTTCTGTTGCAAAGAAGCATTATGAAGATATGGCTATGCTAGTTTACGAAGAACGTTTAGTTATGCCAAATATTGAACTTCTGTTTGAAGAGTTAACTGAGCTAAAGATTGTTAAGAACAATCGTGTAGACCACCCTCGCAAATCTTCTAAGGACTTGGCGGATGCTGTGTGTGGAGCAGTGTTTGGGGCTATCTCCCATACCCCTAGAAACGTTAATCAACAGGTAGATATTCATACATTTAGGGATAGACCGAAGGTAGACAAAAACACATTGCCAGAAAACACAATTGTCTTTGAACCAAAGCTTCAAGAAGAGGCTAAAGAGTATTTATCTCAATTCAACGTGCTATAATATTAGCATGAGGAACTATGGTCAACCGTAACTGGCAACCATTTCATATGCGTGAAAGCCAACATTTACACCTAAGAAGACCTAGAAACCTGCTCAAAAGCCAACAAAAGATAAGTCCTACAAGATACGATAGGCAAAGTAAGATGCCTCCAACCAATCAAAATCAAAATCTATCCTACCAATGATGGTATAATGGTACTGTTGGGGAACTTCCCCACTAGGAGAACGGAAAAATAAAAAAACTTATACACACAGTGCTAGTAATAATGCTAGCTTTAACCCCACTGATGATGTCTAGTCCTGCATTTGGTATAACCAAAGCAGAGTACGAGACACTGCTTGCTGAAGCACAGCAAAAAGTTGATGCAGCACAAGCAGAACTAGAGCAACAGCAGCAAGACTTAGTAGCCCTAAATAACTCAAAGACAGCCACAGAAACGTCACTAGGAGACGCTCAGAAGGCTTTAGAGGATGCTCAAGCGTCACTTAACGTAGCAATTGAGGCTAATAATACACAGTCTCAGAGAGTCGCAGAAGCACAGCAAAGCCTTGCCAATGCACAAGCCCTGGTAGAACAAAAGCAATCTGCACTTGAAGAAATCTCTCAAGACATCCTAGCAAAATCTTCGCAGGTAACTGTAGCATCCCAAGAACTAGATGAAGCCACACAAGACATGGACAAAGCATTTACCGACATGATAAACTCTGAAGAATCTTTAAATGATTTAACTCTCCAAAAACAACAGTCAGAACAAGACTATAGCGTAGCAGTAAACGAATATAACGTAGCATTGCTAAACTACAACCTATCAGTAGGAACGGTACACGAGAAGGGTGCAAATGTTGATAGCACATCTGTGGCATACAATCAATCACTAGCAAGCTTGCAAGTTAAGTTAAACAATCTTACACAGGCACAGTCTGCTGTAGATACTGCACAATACAACTACAACAACAACCTTATTGCAGTTTATCCATCTAACGCCCAGCCAACCATTGCTGGGTTAAAAGCAGATATTTATAAACAAATTTCATCACCAAATCCAATTCGCTCAGATACAGCCTACACGTTTTGTAAAACAATAACAGTTACTCAAATCAACAAAGATTGGGGTGGCGGAGACATTGAGGGTTGTGGTGCTGACTACGTTATGATTCACTACAGAGGATACCTCACGGTCCCAACTACAGACAACTACGAATTTCTTGCTATGGTTGACGATGGCTGGCACATGACAATTGGTGGAACGGTCGTAAATGATAACTGGACACTAAAAGGGTGTGGCGGTAACTGGAGCAATCCTATGCCACTACAGGCAGGACAATCATACGCTATTGATGCATGGATGTTTGAGTGGGGTGGAGGAGCTTGTAATATTCTTTACTACTATACCGATAGAGGGTGGGGTGTAGTTCCTGCAGCCTGGCTTTCACAGAATCAGCCTACACAGCCAACTTATGAATATGACCCAGCACTACTATCAATCTTGCAGCAAAAGCAAGCACTACTTTTAAATGCACAGCAAGAGTATGACGTTGCCATGACAGCTTCGACAGTAGCTAATGACAATTACGTTGACGCTATTGACGAATACGATGCTGCAATTGAAGATTGGCAAAGCAAGCAAGACATTCTTGAACAAAAGGAACAAAATAAAATAGATAAGAATGGAACAGTGCTAACACTGGATTCACTTCTTGTGGTAGCCCAGTCAGTTCTAGAAACTTTACAAACAGAATACGCACAAAAACAGCTGGAAGTTGCACAAAAACAATTACAATTAACTACACAACAATCGGAATTAAATGAACTAAAAGATAGTTTAGATAATATGGTTGCTATAATTGAAGATAGTACAACGATTATAAATCAACTTCAAGATACTTTGGATGCAGAGGCGGTAGTTAAAGAGCAAACACAGCTTACCGTCGAAGAGCAAGAGATAGCAGTATCAAACAACACACAGTTAACAAATACTATTAGGCTGGAACTACAGGCAGTTGAGCAAAGAGTTTTCGTAAAGCAACAAGCAGTGACAGAAAAATATGAATTACTACAAAAAGTAAAAGAGGAATTAAAGAAGATTCCAGTTTATGAAGAGCCAGTAATTGAACCAACCCCAGAACCAACAGAACCGCCAAAGCCTACCCCAACCCCAGAACCAACTCCAACACCAGAGCCAGAACCAACCCCTGAACCTATTGGAGACCCAAACATTCCAGAAGTAATCGAAGACCTTACAGACGTAAATCTTGAGGCAGTTAAACCAGAAGAACTAACAGAAACTCAGGTAGAGCAACTAACAGAAGCAGCAATGGAAACATTTGAGACAGCAACACAAGGCTCACCAGAATATGAACAGGCTCTTGATGCCTTATTCCTAGTAGCCCAAGCTGACGACATCGTAGTAGATGAAGAATTGGCTGCTGTTCCAGTACTTGGAGCAACAGTTGTAGCACTTACAGAAGCCCTTAACTTTATGGGTAACGTAGGTTCAGATATGTCACCACAGGTGCGTGAAGAATCTAAGAAGATAGTTGTTACAGCAGTTGTTGCAGTTGGAGCAGCAGTAAACGCAGCAACAGGAGCAGCTTTAACAGCAGCAGCAGCCCCTGCAGCTGGAGCAGGAGCACCATCAGGTGGCTCAGGCGGAACAACAAGAAGGAGGATATAATATGAAGAAATTTTTAAACGATATGCTTGGTCAAGCTTGGACACTCCTTGGTATGTTTGTTGCCTGGCTTGTCCTTGAAGGCTCGGCAAAAGAAATTGTAGGATGGGCAATCCTTGGCACAATGGGTGTCTGGGTTCTATCCTACCCACTCAGAAATTCAGCAGATAAGGAGGAGGAATAATATGGAAGAAGATTATGGCGTAACAGGTGGATGGTCCACCCTTAAAAACGTTCTTTGGAGAATCCTTGCAGTATTTGCTGCATCAGGTCTAAGTGTACTTGGTGCTGGTGCTGTAGTTGGCGTAGACCTACTCGCAGCAGTTGCTATGGCAGGTATCATCGGTGTTGCTACTGTGGTTGAAAGACTTGCACGAGCATTCCTTGACGATGGTAAACTAGACATGGATGAAATCAATGCAGCGTTTGCCAAGGTAGACAAAAACGACGGTAAGTAGTTGACAGCCCTCTTTAGTTGGTGTATAATGTATATACTACCTAGAGAGGGTTTTACTATGACTATAGAACGTCAGGTGTTCACAGATGAACAAACAGAAGAAGCCGTTGCTTGGCTACAAACTGGTATTGAAAAAGGATGGATTACAGAAGGATTCTGTATGACCCACGATGGCGATAACTTTATGACAGCCGAAGAAGAGGCTGATTGGGAAGAGGGCGGAGACCCTTGTTGCCCTGTAGTTAAATGGTTGGTCTAGTTGGAAAACATTAGACCATGGGGCAACTATGAAGTTGTCAAAACAGATGAAGGCTACCAAGTTAAAGTATTAAACATATACGCTGGCAAAAGAATCAGTCTACAAACACACAAGCATCGTAGTGAGACTTGGTATGTTGTATCTGGCAAAGGTACTGCACAAGTTCGTGGAGCAAATCTACCATTATTCGCAGGAGTTGTAGTACAAGTACCCAAAAAAGCAGAGCATAGAATCACTGCCAAAACTAATTTAAAGATTGTAGAAATTCAGGTAGGTCCGTATCTTGGAGAAGATGATATCGTCAGGCTTGACGATGATTACGGTCGTATAGTATAATAGATATATTGACCATTAGCTCAACGGCAGAGCAGAGAGCTGTTAACTCTAAGGTTCCTGGTTCGAATCCAGGATGGTCAGCATGGCTTCATAGCTCAGTTGGTTAGAGCACCACCCTGTCACGGTGGGGGTCGTCGGTTCAAGTCCGATTGGAGTCGCATGGTTAATGAAGTATATACAAAAGATGGATACCTTTGTCGAAAGCACCGTGCTAGGTTCAAGGGTAGCTATTGTATGCGTTGCTACATTGAACGTAGAAATAAAGAACTAAATAAATAAACTATGCCACCTTAGCTCATTCGGTAGAGCAACGCACTTGTAATGCGTAGGTGGTGGGTTCGAATCCCACAGGTGGCTCTATTATACTGAGGTATAATAAATATAAGGAGGTCATTTAATTATGGCAAAAACACAATGGGCAATTGATGGCACATTTGGCAAGACTTACAAGATTACATCTCCATTTGGTTGGAGAGTAGACCCACTAGGTCGTGCTCCAAAGAAGCATCACAATGGCATGGACCTATGGGGTGCTGCAGAAGTGATTTATGTAGAGGCTTTCCACGATGGAAAAGTTCTATTTGCTGGACCGTCAAAGCGTAGAAAAGAAGACGGTAGCGTTGGTGGCTTTGGCTATCACGTTATTGTGCAACACAAGATTAATGGTAAGTTTTACACTTCCTGTTACGCTCACCTAAGAGAAGGTTCTCTAAAGGTTAAGGTCGGACAGAAAGTTACTGCTGGAACTGTTCTTGGTGTAATGGGAACCACTGGTGACTCAACTGGTAAGCACCTACACTGGGAAATTTGGCAGGGTAAGACCCACGGCTGGTCTGCTGATGGCAAGGGTTTCGTAGACCCATTTGAGTTCGTGAAGGCTCTCATTCTTAAGGAACGTGCTGAAGCAGCAGGTAAGGATTCAACTCCTGACGATGCTCCAGTGGCAAAAGCTCCTGTACATGGCACTGCTCCAAAGGCAAAGCCAGCTGCAAAGCCAGTAGCACCAGTTGCTAAGAAGCCAGCACCAAAGACGGCACCGAAGGCACAATAATGCCAAGCTACAATTACAATTGTCCTCAATGTGAGGCGGTACTTACTGTAACTCGTTCTATTATGGAGGCTGACCCTGGGTATGAATGCGGTACTTGCAAAATTGCAATGACTCGTGTATACTCAGTAGGAGCAATAACATTTAATGGTAGCGGATTTTACAGTAAGGACAAGTAATTGGTAGATGTTAAAGAGTGGTCGCTCACAGGACTAGACCGCTGTGACTCTTGCGGAGCACAAGCTTATGTTCATGTCAAGGGTATCTCAGGGGAACTAATGTTCTGTGGGCATCACTTTAACAAAGCAGACGGAGAAAAACTACAAGCATTTGCATTTGAGATTATTGACGAGCGAGACCGCTTGATTCAAAATAAATCTCAGGGTGACGACTACTAGTAGTATAATTATATTAGGTGACAAATGGAATACTTTCTTGGCTCGTTAATTACTTTACTAATCATGTCTTACTTTGGTAAGCGTAGTGCTGAGATAATGTCTAAGCCACTTAAGACTATTCGTTTGTCACAGTCATACATTGATAGCATTATTGCAGACAAGATTATTAAAGAATTCTTGCCTCAGCCAAAAAAGAAAACACAGTCGCTAGAGCACACTAAAAAAGATGAAGTAAGAGTAATCATAATCGAAGGTGAAGCTTACTGGATTGTTGACCAGACATTGTATACTGCTAAGATAATTGATGGCAGTGTTGACAATGAAACAACAAAAAAGGTTGACACAATGACCATGGATGATGTACAATTAGAGAAGACTCAATTTATCGTCCAGAAACTAACGGAAGGAAAAGGAAATGATAGTGGCTATCCACGGAAGTCGTAGCTTTACTGACTACAACATTTTCCTAAGAGCAATGCATACAGCATTGACACAACTCCCAGAAGACGACAAGATGATTACAATTATGTCTGCTGGTCCTGCTCAGATTAATTCATTTGGTCAGGAGTTTTCAAACATCACAGAGCGTAGCCTTAAGGCTCGTGGTATCAAAATTAAAATTGTAAAGGTTCCACCTAGTTGGATTAAAGATAATATGCATGAGATTAATTACTTTGCATATTTTAGCAAGCCAAAAGAATCTCTACCAGACCTAGTAGCCATAGCAGATGCTAAGGATATTGAGGTTGGGGTTTATAGATTTTAATGGTTAGTAAGAGATAAGGAGTGACGATGTTAGTCGAATCACTTAATGAGATGGAAGCTATCGTAGAAAATAACGATGCTCTATCATGGAATGGCTGGACAGTAATCGAAAGCGATTTCAAAACAGATGGATACATCAATAAACTTGGTGCATTTATCAATGGCAATTGGATTGTGCAGAAGCGTTATGAGCCAGGAGCCAGCGGTTGGGACATCCCAAAACGATTGGTGGTAAAGAATGGCTCACAAGGATGATTGGAAAGAAGAAGCTAATTGCTTGGACTTTGACACAAACCTATTCTTTGATAAATATGAAGAAGACCTTGAGCTAAGACCAGCGATTGACGAGATGTGTTCTATGTGTCCAGTAGCTAAAACGTGTTTTGCTGTTGGTATCTCTACTAAGCAATATGGTGTTTGGGGCGGTGTCTATCTAGACGCTGGCAAAATATCCAGAGAATTTAATAGACACAAGTCTAAAGCAGACTGGGCTAATACCTGGAAAAATCTTACGATTGAAGAGGAATAAAATATGTATACATTAGAAATGAAAAGAGCGTTTCACTCAATTACTCCACCACCTAACTTTGAGGTTCAACTATTTGAGCACAATGTTGAAGGTATGTTCTTTATCGAAATTGTGGCAGATGAAAAGAAATTCATTAGACTACTTGATGAAGAAAAGCGTGGAGCCGTAGAGTACATGGTACGAGTTAAAGACGCTCTAGAACGCAATGGAGCAATTGTACAGGTAACTAGAAAGGCAATAGATTGATTGACATTATTATAAACAGCATTGTTTATGGACTGTTGGTCTCATTTATTGGCTATCTTGGTTTTAGAAATATTTTTCTAAGACGCAAAGCTCAAGAAGCAATAACAGAAAAGTTACAGTTGCTTATTAGAATAAACATTCTTGAGACTGAGTTTAGCAAAACAATTCAGGAGATTGAAAATATGAAGCTAGAAAAGTCTGACGACTTTATCAAGTTTCTTTCTGATTCTCGTGACTGGGCATTTACATACATTGAAGATGTTCAAGCAAAAATATCTGAATTTGATAAACAGATTCAGGAAATCGCAGAGTGGAACAGAACCTATGGCTCTGTAGTTGGAGACACTCCACACAACTCTAAGATTGAAGAAATGAATTTGGCATATGACAAGATTAGAAGTCTACTGCCAGAAAACAAAACGCCTAACAACTAGGCATAAACAAGGAGAATAAAATGAATAAGGCAATGATTGAATCATACTTTCGTAACCTGCTAGGTGTAGTCCTTGCATTGGTTACAACCACAATGGCAAATAAGGGTCTTGCTTCACCACTTGATTTCGGTGTAGGCGAATGGCTAACTGTTGCTAACGGTCTATGGGCTGCTGCAGTTCCAACGCTTCTTCGTTGGGTAAACGCAAAGGACCCAGCCTTTGGTAGAATTGCAGAGGTTGCTGCTGCAGAAGTAAGCAAGAAGATTGCTACTGCTGTTAAGGAAGCTCCTGCAAAGACTCCAGCAAAGAAAACTACTCCAAAGAAGTAGTAAGGTTAAAAAGATAGCCAGGGTGTTTGCCCTGGCTTTTCTTTTACCCAATGATAGATAAATATTTATCTTTTAATACATCTGGTGAGAATGTGTTATAACCTAAATTAAATGCTTTCTGTTTTTCAACATCAACGTCATACTCATTAACAAACTTGTCAACAAGTTCAGCAAGTTTTTGTGGGTCAGTTTCATACAGGTCAACAAGCCCTTTAAACTGTACCTCAGCAGTCTTTGTAGCCTCTACAAGCCACTCAGGTGGCAGTATGGTGTTGTTAGGTGACACATCTGTCATAATAACTGGTAAACCGCTAAGTAATGCTTCGTTCATTGGTAGGCATAGTCCACCATATTTACGAGGTAGAACCATAAAGTCAAAGCCAGAATAAAGGTCTGCTCTATCATCGGGATTGCTATTGTCAATAGTAAGTCTGGGGTCACTGCAATAAGGATTAAAGTTACCCTGAACAGTTACAACTAATTCATAATCTGCTTTAGAATACTCCAACATTTCAATAACTGTACTGGTTCCATTTCTATCTTTAGCTGCCCTCTTGCCAGCAACATGAAGAATACGCTTGTGAGTCTTAGCCATATTAGTTTTCTTAGCACTTTCAAAAATTTCTGGGGTAGTTGGTGGTGGCAAATGCATAACTTTAGACTTACCACCAAAATACTTATCCATATAATCTAAATGCCAAGTAGTTGGACCAAGAAGAATGTCTGGCTGTCTCATTCCATCAACAACAAAGTATTCAAAGAACTCATAGTTGTATTGAAGAATAGTTTTAATGTTACGCCTGTGTGCCAAAGCAGCCAGCCTTCTGTTATAAAATATTTCACAACTTATGATAACATCTACCTCATTCAAAAAGGCATTTACCTCCATGTTTGACATGAACCCAGCTTGAGTTTTTGTTACGTTATATCCTTCGTACCATTCTGGATACTGTTTGTTACCATTAAAATGAGAAGAGTCAATAAGCAAAATCTTATCTGGCTTTAGCATATCCACCAATTCTTTTGTTTGGTTACCAAGACCAGTCTTGTCTGCTCTTGCAATGATTCCTAGTCTCATGTTTCAGTAAGTCCCCAAGAAACATCATCACCAGTAAACTTTCTTAATCCATTGCGACCATCTAAATGGTATGAACGTTTTGAGTTTGTTTTGCTAGGATAGTAAATCCAAAGCCTATGTTTTTCCCAACCTTCTCTAGACCTGTTATGTCTCCATGGATTAATATATTCTTCATAGGCAACTCCATGCATATAGTCTTCAATAAATGTTTTTTCTGGCATATCAGCTAGAACAACTGTTCTGTAATAAGATACCTTAGATAAATGTGGTCTTTGGCTCCATTGAACAGTTTCTAAAAAGTTGCCTTCTTTGTTCAGCATTAGCCAATCGTGTACATCTGGAACAACTGCTTCGTGATAAAAACGAATAGTATTAGCTTTACCAGATTCAATCATATCTACACAAGCATCCCAATCTATAGTTTCGTCGGTAACCAAAGGAGTATCTCCTTCTACATAAAGCATAAGTGGTGTCTTAATCATCTCAATAGTTTTCTTCATCATGGTGCTTTGATGAGAGTGTTCATCAAAAACAATTGGAAGAATGTTATTATATTCATGCAAACATTTCCAAAGCATTCTACTAATGTATTCGTCGTAGTCAGCTTTACGGTGTGCTTGCTCTTCTCTTAGCCCATCAATCTGTAGAATAATTTCATTATCTGGTAAGTGATGTCTAATACTTTTAATAGTCTCTTCCAAAATATGTGTTTCTGGATGACTTGGTATAACAGAAGTTACAAGGATAACTGTTATGTCTTCTTTATTCATTTATTTGCTCCATAATCTTATATGCAAAATCTCTCTTATATCTAATCCACCAACTGACTGCCCTGTGCATATTGCCAGGATAGTCGCTAACACCTTTTTCCACTATGTCTGGAAGAATTCTCCAGTGAGTTGTTTTTGGAATAAAAGGAGTTTCTTGTTCAAAAACAAAATCCCAAAAATTATATTTTTCATTAGTAGAACTTTTTAGGTCACCAACTGGCAATGACAAAAGCTCTAGTGCCTCATAGAATCTAAATGAGTCTATTGTAGATGTTCCTGCTGGAGATGGAACTATCTTAGACTCAGCTATGTGCTTGTAGTATTCTTTTGGCTCATACCCTTGAGTGAATCCAGGGGTAGGATTAAACAAAGCATTTGGAATGCTAGGCATAAATTGAGCAAGCTCTTTGCGTCTATCGTGAGTAATCTGACCAGAGAAGAAAACATTATTCTTTTTGTTTGTATATTCTGGTAGATTGTCTTTCATGTGTGACGGACAACCAATAGGCATCTTGTTAAACTGACTATGCCTATCTGGATAAGGAGACTGAATCCATATCTCTATATTATTGTGAGATATTTTATCTGCCCTGAATACACCACGCTCGTCGCCAGTTATAAAAAGAACAACTCTTTTAATTTTATTTAGCTCAGAAGAAACTTCGTTTATTAGTTGCTTGTTTTCAAAGCCACAAATAACTACAAAAGCTCTGTCGCATTCTGGCAATGAAGTAACTTCAGAATACTCAATCTTGTTTCTATCAAAAGCTTCTTTAACAAAACCAAAGTCCCACTTATGGTCTGCAAAACTTTTTCCATCTACGCCTAATAGGTATGCCCTGACATCACTCATAGTAAAGATGTGCCTCGTGCTGATAATCAATTAGTGTTTCTTCATATCCAAATTCATCTCTAAGCCAATAACGAAGCTCCGCAAGATACTTTCCATACTGATGAAACATAAACTCTGGGTGACCAGATAGCCAAATCTTTGGCTTATAGTTTTTAAGAACGTGGTGTGCTCCACCAAGAACTTTCCACTCACTGCCTTCTACGTCAATTGTGATGGCGGTAGGAGGCTTAATGCCATAGTCATAGACACAAGAATCAATAGTAATTTGACCATAGTTATCTCCCTCAAGATATAGCTCCTTGAACCCATGAGCTGCTTCAATCTTGTAGTTTGCTTCTGGTGGAAATTCGTTATTATAAACTCTGGCAAGACTATTAATCTCGTCGGATGCAAATCCAGGAATACAGGCTAGTGGAAGCTCTAGATTATTTGCTTCCCAAACTGCTGGCATATGAGACCACACCTTTGGGTTAGGCTCAAACAAAACTACTTCGGCTCCCCACGTCTGGCACAGTGCTGGCATCTCACCCTCTTCAGCACCAACGTAATAGATTACGTCTCCCTTACCAAGACCATCGTGCATAGATTTTAGTCTAGGTTTTTCCCAGCCTTTTTCTGTATACCATTCTGGTCGTTCTGCTCTGTGCTTTGGTAGCACCATTTCCCATTCTCCATTAAGAATAGCTTTTACCATTTCAGTCATGCTATTTATACCTTCCTGCAGTTATTCTGCTTACATGATTTGAATCATCTTCTTTGGGGCAATACTTTATGTCAACATCTGGCAAATTAAACGGAGTATCGTAATACTCTTCAGTTGGATGCCCACCACCAGGATAGTATCCCCACTTATTATAAAAATATTGATGAAGTATATTGTCGTTAGACCTTACCCCACCAATGTTAATGCTGTGACCCATAACCGTATCAGAAACATCAAAAACAATCTTTTCCCACTTAACGTTTGGAATTGCTTTTTTAATTCTAATTGCATAGTCTAAATCGTCATAGCCATATGGAGTAAAGTTTTCATCCCAACCACCTACTGTATCAATAACGTCTTTTC